AACAGAGCTGGAGCGACGTAAAGCGCGGGCTGCCAATTACGAGTCTGGTGTAGCCTCCACGTTGCCCACAGTCGCAAACTGGCCTGATTTCGCGCGCCGCACCTGGATTCGCACCAGCGGGACGGTGGCACCTTTTGACCCGTACGTGTACCAGGAAGATCTGGTCCGGTCCATCAACGCAAACCCCAATACACTCGTCAACAAGTCACGCCAGACCGGTGTTTCCGAAACTGTCTGCAATTACCTGCTCGACCGCGCGCTGACAGAACGAGGCTTCGCCGCGGTTGTCTTCAGCAAGACGCAGACGGACGCCTCCGAGCTCGGTCGACGTGTGCGTGCAATGGCGAACAGCCTGCGGGGCGAGACCATTCGCTACCTCACTGATAGCACTACACAGTTAGCGTTTGAAGGCCGGGGTACGCTGTATTTCCTGCCGGCCTCACCCCGCGCTGCCCGGGGCATCCCGAGCTGCTCCGTCCTGTTTATGGATGAGGCCGCCTTTCTTGAGGGCGCTGCAGAGATCTACCGCGGCGCCATGCCCACACTCTCCATGGTGGGTGACGCCGCCAAGGTGATCGTGGTCTCCACGCCCGACACCGAACAGGACTGGTTTGGCCAGCTCTGGCACACCGACGAAGGTAACTGGAACAAGGTCACCATCCACTACTCGCAGCACCCGATCTACGGGGCTGACCCCAGCTGGGCGCGTAAGACTCGTGAGTCTCGCCGCATGACCACGGCGGCATGGAACTCCGAGTACGAGCTCCAGTTTGGGGCCACTGATACCCAGATCTACCCCAATGAGCTGATTAATAAAGCCGCGAGGGGTCACTGGCGCGAGTGTGGGTCGATTAACCGTAGTTATGTCATAGGAATTGATCCCAATGCCGGAGGGAACGACTATTTCGTAGCAATGGTGATGGACATAACGTCCACGCCCTACGAGATCGTTGGTATGTACCGAGAGAATGGCAAGAGCACTGATTACAGCTTGAAGCATGTAAGTGAGCTAATAAAGGATTATATGCCTCAACGTGTAATTGTCGAGAAACAAGCGATGGGTGCTGTTATAGCTGAAGCATTGCAGCACATATTACCTAATTACGCCATTGAGACTTTCAATACGAGCAGGGCGTCCAAAACCGTAGCCACAGATCGCATTCTTTATATCCTCGAGCGCGATGAGTTGATCTTTCCCTCGGGCATTATTGCAGACGAGCTACGAGCGTTTCAACAGCAGGAGAACGGTGCTCGGCAGGCTGCTAGTGGAGCGCACGACGACACTGTGATGGCGCTGGCGTTTGCTTGCTCTTTAATTCCAGACACTCCAGCTACAGCAGGTTTCTTCGACAACATTTAGACCGTAGCCCAGTCTTGAGTCTCTGTATTTAACCAAACCTGGATTGCGTGCTCTCTGTATGGAGACCACCATTTCTGTTGTCTGAACCAATGGCGCCAGTCGCCTTCGCTTCCTTTTGCTTGGTTGCAGCAGATGCAGCAGCACACAAGGTTGTGCCTGTCGGTAGGCCCGCCTCGACTCCGAGGGCGCACATGGTCCAGCGTGTCTCCTGGGCGACCGCAATAAGCACAAAGGGACCCCCAGCTATTGAGGATCCCTTCGCGAAATTGCTGCTTGGCTTGCCGCTTGGTTAGGAGACTCGACCCATCGATTTGATGGTCAACCATTCCTTTTTGGGTGGCTTAATCAGTTTAACTGTCTGAACCGTAGTGCACGCCTAGAAGTCAGTTACCAGATACCAATCTGCATTACCAGATCCAGCTGCGTGTTACCAGATACTCAAGTCAGTTACCGGAGCAATCTGTATCTGGTAACAGTAGCGCTAGGATCAACACAGCTCCCTTGAGCCCTTCATTCCATGGCCAATTCAACATCAGAAGACTACCGGAATGATGGTGCGTTAATTAATGCACTTACAGGTTTAGGCGTAGCTAAGAAAGACAAAACAGTTAGCACAAACGTACGCTTTAACACGCTTCTTACTGAAGCTGAACTCGAATCTCTATACACCAGTGGCATCCCACGTCGCTACGTTGATGCCATCAGTGACGAGATCCTGCGTCATGTACCTACCATCTCTTTAGGTGGGGACGCAGCGGCCGATAGTGCTGACTTGCGCGCCTCGTTTAATCAATATCTCCAGACAACACAGTTTCACTTCGCACTTTCTGAGGTTGTTAAGCTGCAACGCCTTTATGGAGGCGCCGGCCTGGTCCTGCTCGTCGATGACGGTGGGCAGCCTGAGGACCCGGTCGAAAACAAGCGCATCCGCGGAGTGCGCGGGTATATCCCGCTTTCGCGGCACGAACTGATCCCCGAAGACTTCTCCATTACGGACTACTCCCGTCCTTCGCACTACCGGATCACCACCAGTCAGCGCATCACGCCAGAGCAGACCAGCGGCTACGTCAATATTCGCGTGCACAGCTCTCGCGTAGCCCGCTTCGACGGTCTGTACCTGCCATGGAACATGCGCTCCCGCAACACAGGGTGGGGACAGTCTGTGTTGCAGCTGATCTGGGAATCATTCAAACGCTATGAGACCGCAATATCAGGCCTCGAGGCTATGACGTCGGATGCCGACCTGTTCGTACACAAGATCCCCGGGCTTTTCAACCGTATCGCCGCTGGCCACGAAAGCGACCTGCGCAAACGGCTGGAGGCCAACAGCCTCAGCCGTAGCCTCTATGGCGGCATGGTGGTCGACACCGAAGAGGAACTGAGCTTCCTCAACCGAGCACTGAGCAATATCGCTACGGCTACGGACCCCTTCGTGAAGGATCTGCAGGCTTCCACGGGTTGGCCGGCTTCCATCCTGATGGGCGACAGCCCTGGTGGCTTGGGTAAGGAAGGCCGCTTCGAGGAGCGCATGTGGGCCTCATTGGTGGAGCAGTGGCAAGAGGTTTACTGCCGCACGCCTATCACAGAAGTCTTCAATTACATCCTGGCCTCGAGCGAAGGACCAACCCGAGGCCGTGTCCCCGAGTCCTGGTCGGTCCAGTTTCCCTCGATCTTTACGCAGACCGACAAGGAGAAGGCCGAGCTGAGACAGCTCACGGCAGCTTCCGACATTCAGTACCTGCAATATGGGGTGCTCAACGCTCTAGAGGTCCGTGAGTCCCGCTTCAGCGGCACAGATTACAGCATCGATACAAAACTCAATGAAGTGATCACCGAGCGGCTCGCTATCTCCGCGGACGCTCAATTCCAATCGCAGATGGCCGGCTACCAAGCGCAGAAGCAAGCGGTGCAGCCAGCTGAAGCCGCAGCTGAGCGACCGACAGCTTCCGAGGACGGGGAGCAAGGCATCTTGCCGCCCAACCGCGGGGACACGCACTTCGATTCCGCTGAAGGACTCCGCATTCGTATCACCCATCGTGTTGATGATGTCGTCGCTGGCCCGCTTGTCGGCCCTGACGGGCAGCGCATCGATAGTGGCTCTGCAGCTCCGATCCTGATCATTGGACCCCACCGCACTCGAGCACGGAAGCTTTACCGAGCGCGCTTCAGCCTTGATAGTGCTATTACGGACGGCCCTTACACCACAGGATTCAACGCACTCCGCGCTGCAAGGGCTGCGGTGCAGAAACTGTTTCCCGGGCAGAATGTAGTAGGGCTTTCACCGGTGCCCGATAACGAGGCCGATGCTTTCCGGGCCTACAACGAGGGGTACTGATCGATGACACAACCCAACATCACACCTCAAGGTTTTCGCACCGCGGCGTACCTGGAAACCAAGGCCCGGATGGATGCTGCGCGGAGCCGCTCTGGCAAGACTAGACGTCGGGTGACGTGCACACCGCCCAATGTGAAGTGTGGTGGCCGGTGCATTCCTCCAAACTGGGATTGCCGGTTAAAAGGTAAAGGCCCGGATTCACATCTCAGGGCAGTTCGTACAGATCCAATTAGTGGGTTGGCCAACATTGAGCGTGGGGTTAAGCGTATATCTAAAGGTGTGCGTAAAGGGAGCTTTTCTGAGATCGAAGGTGGCAAGCGTGCCATCGTTCGCGGGGTTGTGAAAGCCACTCCTGGTGACATCCAACGCAAGAAGAAACTGCAGGCTGATCTTGAGCGTCGTGCTGGAGGAATCGCTGCTGGTCTTGCAGTTGTTGGCTTTGGTTTATTCAGCCACAATCAACTGAAGCGAGCATCCTTCTACCGAGATGGAGTGGGTCGACAGATCGATGACGCGGTAGCGGCTGGGATTAATCGTGTACTGGATGCAACTCCTGTAATTCGTAGAGCGAGGGCAGAGCGACGTGCTGCTGGTAGTTCTGCCGCCGGTGAGGTAGTAGCTAGAGCAGCAGGAGCAGCGGCTAGAGGCCCTGAGGCTATGCGAGGTGCCTTACTTAGTACGCCTACTCAGCTAGAACGTCGCGCAACAGAGTATGGAAATGCAAAAGTACTAGAGAATAAGATAAAAGCGTTAGATATTGAAGCTAAAGAGTTGAATATGAATGCTTCTACGTGGAGGCAGAAAAACCTAGAAACTTTTTGGGGAGCTACTCGTACTAACGCGGGGGGCGCAGGTGATGGAAGTACTTTTTCCGAGCCAGCTACAAATCAGTATTTATCTCGTCAGTTTGGCTTTAAACTTAAAAAAGGTGATGATGCTACAGCTGTACGGCGCTCTGTCGCTACTGCACTAAACCGTGAAGCGTTTAACTTACAAGCGTTAGCGCGACAAGAAGGTGTAAATCTTAAAGATGCTGATTCTCGCAATGCGTTTTTAAATCGGGTTGTAGGACCTGGCACAGCTAATTTCTCCGATGAGGCCCGAGCGCGTGCAGTCAGCAACCTCGACAGGATTATCGGAGATGCCCCCAGAGGTCGATCGACTGCAGTCAGCCGTAAGCAGCTTGCAGACACGTTTTACAGAGATACTCGTGATGGTTTTGACCGATATTTCGGAAGAATCGCTGATGAAGTTCGTCAACCTGCGGGTGCCGCGCTTTCAGCTGAGGCACGCAAAGCTGGTTACAGCGAGCTGTTGACTAGCGCACGTATCGGGCAATCGCGCTATTTAGCCAAGAGCTTGAACAAGCCTGAAGCAGTCGGAACCAAGATGGGGCAGGGCCTTAGTGATCTGGTAGCTAAGGAGTACTACTCCAGCAAGGTCATTGGTAGCCCTACGTTCACAGCCACAGATCGAGAGATCCGGCTCGCAGCATCCGAGCTCTCAGGGCGCAGCTTCAGCACTACAGCTCCTGCGACTGACTATTTGCGGAGCAATGGCTTTGAACGTTTGACCACTCTGCGAGGCTCTCAAACCCGAGTCCGGTCAAGCACACCTTCACCAGAGAAGCCAGACCGCCCCGCTCGTCGGCGCTCTAATGCTCAGCGTATTGCTGATTTGATGCGACAGAAGAACAAGGATGGGACACCTCGGTACGCCACGCGTGAAGCTGCCGAGGCCGCTTTGAAGCGCATGCGGAAAGATGAGCTACAACAAGCGCGCATTGATGCGTACTTAGCTGTAAGGGCGGACTTGCGGGGAAAGCCCTGTGGGGCCTCGCACATTCCGAAGGCGCATGAGTGCAGAAAAGGTACTGCAGGCTCTGTAGATGAGAAAACTGGCGAACGCACTACAACGTACAAAGCGCGACAGCTGACAAGCATTGCTTTAAGGATTGGAGCTACCGGTGCTATGGGAGCCGCTGCAGTTAGTATGCTGCGTTCGGGCGGTGATTCTACAGCTGCTGGCTATTTGTTGCTTGGGACTGCTTTAGGCACAGCTAGCTTAATCCGTGAGGCTAAAGTTACTAGATCACCTAAAGAATTAAAAGCCGAGTACGAAGCGTTAAAGAAAGCTGATGGTGTAGAACCTGAAACTATAAATAAAATACAGAATTTTATAGAAGAGACGGGTACAGACGTACAACGCGTAGGCGCGCTTAAAGCGTTAATGCTAGGCGGGTATTTTACTACAGACAAACCTAACCGTGTGCATGTGGTGGGAGGCCAACCTACAGTGTCTAATCCTGCGAAAGGAAATTCAGTTGAGAGTTATAGTAAGGGCGTGGCTTCTTACATGGATGCCCGTAATAAATATGCTAAATTAAACACAGACGGACCAATTACACCAGCACAACTTAAGGGTATGACGCCTGACGAACGTAAGCGTTATTTCATGGCAGCTACGTCTATAGGCAATACTAAAGGTCAGCAGTTATATCTTATGTCCCACGAACTAGGACATGCTATTCATTATCGTTCTAACTTTGCGACACCTAACAGTGTAACAGTTAATGGTAAAAAGTATTCAGGCAAAGAGCTAGAAGCCGAGCTAAGACGTTCTACTTCTATTTACGGAATGTCTGATATACGACAGAGCGACAAAGTTTCAACTACTAATTACTACAGCCAAGGTAACAGGCTTGAAACCTTTGCCGAGAACTTTGCCTTATATGTTGGCAACGGTAAAAAGATGAAGGAAACATACCCTGTCTCCTACGAGTGGACAAAACGCACATTTGATAACGCTATCCGTCAGCCCAGTCGCAAAGCTCCTGTCAAAATGAAAACGACAATAGAAGAACTAGCGAAGGGGACAGAAAGATTTGATGCTGAGGCATCTTTCGAGATCTTGCTGGATCGCATAATGCGCGCCGCGACCTCTGGAAATATCCGCGGAACACTTGGAGTCTTGAAAGACGCCCAAGGACTGCGGAAGGACGAGCTCGCCATGTTGACGCCGTTCCTTGAGACCGCACAAATGTACGCGGGTCTGCGTCAGGGCGCTCGTTCAGATGCTGCCGGTAAACCTTGTGGGGCCTCGCACATTCCGAAGGCCCATACATGCACAAAAGGTGCAGGTCGGACTGTCGCGCAACAGAAGAAGCGTGAGGCCGTACCTCAAGACAAAGAGCTTCAGCAGCTGAGTGCTCTTGAGAAAGAGATGGATCGCGAACGTGATGCTAAAAAATCACTTAAAGGTAAGCAAATTGCTACTGCGCTCGTTATTGGAACTGTCGGAGCTGTCGCTGTTGCAGCAGCAAACGACGCTTATCAACTCAGTAGTGGTATGGGCACAGGAACTACTCCTGGTTTAAGAACAGCTGTTAAACCTTTTATGTCTGACACCTTCTCAAAAACTGACCCAAAAGGTTTGCAAGCAGCCTTAGGTAATTACTATGACAGTAAAGTTAAAGCTGAGGGGTGGAAAACAGGCGATCTTGTGTTTAAACGCACTAAAAATGAACCTACAGCCCACTTTGCTATCTATATGGGTAGTAAAAATGGTGTTCATTCTTTTGCTCAGGTAGGAGCAGATGGATTAGTCGCTAAATCAGGGGGTATAGAGATAACCGAAGCAGGTCAAGGCGCTAATAGAAAATTAGCCAGCGGTGTTGTTTTTGAACGTGCCCCTTCTGGCAAACAACCTAAAATTAAGTATAGTCCCGCACAAATTGCAGCACGGGTTGAGTCTTTGAAGGGTAAGACACTAGACTACGATGTGTTTAATGCTAATTGCGAAAGTTGGGCGCGCATGATAGTTAGCGGTAATTCACGCTCTACTCAATCTGCCCGGTTATCTCAAGTCGGCAAACTAGCTATTCGAGGGGTTTACAAAGGCTTAGGCGAAGTTGTTAAGTGGAGCCCTGATTACGTACCAGAGACAGTAAAAGGCGACAGAATCTATAAGGTCGCTAAGTGGCTAGACCGTAATAACACTAGAGGTAATGACTCTGGTTACTCAGCTATGGTACTTGGCAACAAAAACCTCAGGAAAGACTCCCCCGAGAGCGACGCAGTGGGTTTGATAGATCCCGGCAAAGTAATTAAGCCTGAAATGTCTGATATTGAAGCTGTTGCAGCAGCTAAACGCTGGCTTATGGTTCTCTCTGGTGTAATCGCTAATGACCCCAAAAGCTAATAGCACAAATGCAACTCTTTGAGCGCTACAACAGCGCCCTCCGCCGCTCTGAGGACGTCACAGTCACCCAGCTCAACCGCATCCTCGACCGCAGCTTCAACCGTTTAATCCGCCGCACCCGCATCCAGATTCGCAGTGGCAAGCCTGCCGCGGATCGCAATGTGGCTCTGCTGCAAGAGTTTCGCCAGCTTGTGCCTGCGTTCAACCCGCAGCGTACGGACGCCTACGACCGAGTTCTACGTGGCCTGCTCCGTAGCTCCCACCAGAAGGGCATCGGCGTGGCGAGCGACTCCATGCGTGAGCTCACTCCCTCTCGCCGGCGCATCGACGTCTCGATCCCTATCGAAGCAACCGTCGCCGCCGCGGCCCAGTCAAAGGGATACCTCCGGCGTCACGGTCAGACCTTCGCAGAGACTGCCACCGAACTCGTTGCACAAGGTGTGGCAGAAGGTCGTCCTACGGATGCTATTACAAAGGATCTGCGTCTTCGGCTTGATGTAGTCAAATCTCGCGCTGATGTTATTGCCCGCACAGAATCACTGCGTGCTTACAACAGCGCCAGCAGTCAGTATTACGCAGTGAACGGAATTGACTTAGTGATGTGGTACGCCACCAGTGATGACCGTACGTGTCCTATCTGTAATGCCCGCGCTGGTCGTATCTACAAGCGTGTCATTGCAAAAGCTCCTTGCCATCCGAGGTGTCGATGTTATCTAGCTCCCTGGGATCCCGAGATCGCAGCAATTGATGACACATACGCTGCGTTACCTCGGCGCCACCGTGAAGAAGTGACGAAAGTGACAACTGTAGGCCCCGCTGATCTCAACAGAGCTGCAGTATTTGAGCAGTTAGCCCCGCAACCTTTTGATACGCAGTAACACAAAGTAGCTATCCTGGAAAAGCACATGTAAAGGCCGTTAGCATGCCTGCCGCCGCCCGCCGCTCCAAGCCAAAAGCCTACGAGAAGGGCATCCGCGAGGGCATGGCGATGGCCAAACGCTCCCGCGGTAATAAGCTTACTGAGGAAGAGGAGATGGACATGGGCATGAAGCCCGGCCACTCTCGTAAGCGACGCAAACCGGCCGCCGACGGCTACGGCATGAAGAAGCCCATGGATGGCGACATGTATGGCAAGAAGCCCATGGATGCCGAGTGCGGCTGCGGTAAGAAAAAAGGCCGCAAGTGCGACGGCAGCTGCGGATCTATGCGTAAGCGCAGCGACTCCCTCACTCCGCAGGAATACCTGACCGCCTGTGAGATGGGTATCCAGGACCGCGGCGCGACCTACATCCGAGCTCGGTTGGACGTCGCCGAAGCTCGCAACGACCTGAAGTGCGGTAAAGGTGCCGTTTCCGAGGGTGAGAAGTGTACTAAAGGCCCTGCTACCAAAGTCAGGCCTAAGAAGCCCAAATCGGGACTGAGACAAGCAGCGTCAAGCGGTGCTGTTCTCGGGGGGCTAGCCCTTCAAGCTGGTGCCACTGGCGTCGGACTAGGTAAATCACTCAGTGGTGATACTGCTGGAGCAGCCCGTGCTTTCCAAATTGCAGGAGCTGGGCAGGCATTAACTGCAGCCGGGGCACGTGGTATGGGCCTTAAGAAAGAAAGCAAACAAATACTTGCCAACGCGGCACTGTCTGTTGGTGCAGCCACAATGCTTCGCGAAGCTAAGACTGGTGAAATAGCCAGCGGACTGCGTAGGGGTCGCACAGCGCTGCAAACTCGTCGTCGTCGTAGGTCTCTGGAACGCATGTTCCGTAAGCCTGATGCAACGCGTCCCTCTCGTCGTGACTCCATCTGGGCTGAGGGTTTTGAATCATGACTCTGACTCCTGCTTCCTTACGTCTTGACCTCAAGTGTGGCAAAGGCTCAATATCCGAGGGTGAGAAGTGCACTAAAGGCCCTGCTACCAAAGTCAGGCCTAATGCAATTGGGCGCTATAAAGTGGCTCAACGCACTATGGAGCGTAGATACGGAAAACCTAAGCAAAAAACAACGAAGCAAAAGCTGAAAGCAGCAGCTGTAGTAGGTCTTGCTGTAGGTGCAGGTATAGGTGCAGCTGCTTTACGTCGCCGGAGTTCACCATTAAACGTAAAACGAGTACCAGACATTAGTAATATAAAAGTACCTAAACCAGGCAAGATTGGTTTACCCGGCTCTGCTCTACAGAAAGCAGCAGATTTACAGAAAGCTGCAGACCGCGGACGAATGAATCAACTAGAGTCGCTAGCTCGAGGTAATAATCCTGCTTTAGAAGTCCAGCTAGGTGCAGCTGACATGCGCAATAGTAAAGCAGCCCGAGAGCTGAAGGCTATGCGTGGGCAATTTCAGAGGCTGCGTAGCGAACTAGGTGTATGGGGGCCTAACAGGATCAAACCTTTCAAACGTAAGCGTCGCGACTCCATCTGGGCTGATGGCTTTGAATCATGACTCTGACTCCTGCTTCCTTACGTCTTGACCTCAAGTGTGGCAAAGGTGCCATTTCTGAGGGAGAGAAGTGCACTAAAGGTAACGCTACGAAAGTAGAGCCTAAGAAACCTACAAACAAAGCCATCCGTCAGATGGAGAGTAATTTAATTTCTAAAGCTGAAAAAACTGGCCAACCTATTAAAACTACTAAAGAGCAAGCAGCATTGCTGTTGCAGACACGTGGCACACAGACAAGAAGAGTCGCAAAACAAGCTCTAACAAAAGTAAAAAGTGGCGATTTAAAAACTGCGCTCAGGGAAAATAAAAACAGCAAAGACCCAGCAGCTGCATCTGTGAGTTCTTTAGCTCGCCGCGAATTACTAAATCGCCGAGTGCAAACAGGAGCTCGTCTTCTTGGGGGTGCTTTGGCTGTCGGGGCGGTTGCAGCGAGCTCGTTGGAGACTCGTAAGCGTGACAGTGTCTACGCCCAAGGATTCTCCGCTGATTCTGCTAATTACGACGTTTGAATCGTGGTCTTGACTCCCGCCACCCTCTACCTCGATGCGCAGGGCCGCCCCCGGGGCTTCGGTCGCCTCGATTCGGCCAGCAGAACCATATTTATCAACAAAAAGCTGCACGCTGCAGTCAAGGCAGAAGCCAAGCGCAAATTCAAGATTTACCCGAGCGCGTATGCCAACGCTTGGATGGTTCGCGAATACAAACAGCGCGGTGGCACCTTCCGCAATGACGCGCTCGATAAGTGGTTCAAAGAAAAGTGGGTGCGCATGAGTAGCACTGGCCGGGTCCTCGGCCCCTGCGGTGACCGCTCCAAGGGTGAAGGTAAGCCTAAATGCCTACCAGCCGCCAAGGCCATGTCGCTTTCCCCCGCTGAACGCCGCCGCCTGGTCTCCCGCAAGCGGCGCGAAGACCCTCGCAAGGAGCGCAGCGGCGCCCCGGTGATGGTTAGCTCCAAGGCCGACACTTGGGCAGTGGGCTTTCACCAGTAGCACTTTCACCATGACTATTACTTCAGCCTTACTCCGTGCTGATAGCAAGGGCCGCCCCTGCGGGCAGAGCCACATCGCCCCTGCCAAGACATGCCGCAAAACAGGAGCGGGCTCGGGAGGCCAAGCTGCTGCAGTCGGGCTGACTGCCGGCGTTGTGGGCGCGGCCCTTCTACACAAAGGCAGTCGCAAAGCAATTCTCACCAGTCCCACAACGATGCGACGGGCGGCGCAGCGCGGCGTAACAGAGGTTGTGCACCGGGCTACAGCTCGGAAACCCTCGATGCGGCTGACCCTTGGTGCTTTTGAGCAGATCAGACCTCTTTCCAAGACCGAGCGCCTTGGCCGGGCCGCGCGCTCCGCCAATGTGAAAGCTGAGAAGGCCATGCGCAGGGCAGCTCAATCTGAGATCGAACGCGGCATGGCTGTTGGTCAGGCCATGTATGCCGCAGGCAAAGCCGGGCGCGCCTCCCTCCGCAGTGGCGTGCGTTCTCACCGACTCACCGTGGAGAAACTCCGCCGCCGCTATGAACCTGGCTACCGTAAGCCGCGCCGTGACAGCCTCATTCAATATTACGCGCCGGTCCAGCTGCAGCTCCCGACGCGCCGTGACACTAAAGACGGCAAGAAATACAGCAAGAAGGTCCGCAACCCCACGACCGGCCGCACTCGTACTGTCCGCTACGGTGCCAAGGGGTACAAGATCGCCCCAGGCACTGCCAAAGGTGACCGCTACTGCGCCCGCAGCTTTGGCGATATGAAGTCCCACAACAAAAACTGCGCTGGCAAGGACCGCAATACACCGCTCTGCCTCTCGAGGACGAAATGGAAGTGCTCGGGGAAGACCAGCCGCCGCGATGAGGATTGACTAATGGGCCAACGCATTATTGACAATGACCGCTACGCGCTCGTTTGGGTGCGCAATGATGCTGAGCACCCGTTATCCGTACAAGGCGGCACCGGTACGGACGGAGATGCTTTTGGTCGTTTACGTATCAGTGCGCCCTTTACTCTGTTTGATAGCCAACACAGGTATCAAGAAAATGATAAGTGGGACACCGCAGTCAATGCAGGCGGTTCAACTACTTACGTCGCTAATGAAAGCTGCGTAAATTTAACAGTGCCGGTTACGTCCGGGGCCTACGTCTATCGCGAGACCAGGCGTGTGTTTCCTTACCAGCCCGGTAAGTCGCTACTCGCTATGTCTTCCTTTGTTTGCGCAACTGCCCAAACAAACCTTCGACAGCGCATCGGATATTTCGGCACCGAGAACGGCGTATATCTCGAGCAAGACGGAGACACCGTTTACTTTGTTCTTCGCAGCTCTGTCAGTGGCAGTGTGGTGAATACCCGTATCGCTCAAAGTAACTGGAACTTCGATACGTTTGATGGGACAGGTTTATCGGGGCGCGATTTAGACCTGGCTACAGCTCAAATTGTTTGGTTCGATCTCGAATGGTTAGGTGTCGGTGATGTTCGTTGCGGCTTCATCGTGGAGGGGCGCTTTAACCTGGCGCACACATTTCACAGCGACAATATCAACAGCACTACCTATATGACCACCGCTGTCTTACCGTTGAGACAGGAAATAGAGAACACCGGAGTCCTCACTACAGAAGCGACTGCCAAACAAATTTGCAACACCGTTGCATCCGAGGGCGGTTATCAAGGTTTTTCGCGGCAGCGCAGCGTATCCACTGGGTCGACACCAGTCACCCTTACAACTGCAGGCACTACTTATCCTATTATTGCTTTACGCCTCAATAGCGCACGCATTGATAGTGTTGTAATTCCAGCTAGTATTAGTGCAGCAGTAGAGCAAACCACCAATAACAAGCTCGATATTGTGGAGTTTCATCTAATTTTGAATCCCACATCGATTACTGGCGGCTCATGGAGCACGCACCCCTCTAATTTAGTGCAATACAACACAGGCATAACAAGCTACTTAGGAGGTGATGAGCTTATTAGCGGTTATTTAACTAGCGCGACTAAACTTGACTTAGGTGACATTAATAATTTTAATTTTCAACTCGGGCGAACCATAGCTGGTGTCAGTGACGTTTTCCTTATTGCCGCTACACCTACTAATGACGGCGGAAAACTGTTCTTAGATACTTCTTGGGTAGAAGTAATTTAGATGTCTCTTAGCAGTGATTGAAAAGTAATATCGTAAATTTCACATAAAGCTATGAGCTTCATTACTGATATTTCCACTTCTCCTTTTTCAAACCGCGAATAAGCCGCTTGACTTATTCCCAATTCTCCAGCCACTCTTAACTGAGTAAACCCTCGGTACTCACGCAATGCGCGGATGCGCCGGCACAGCGTCAACTGTCTGTGAATTGCCAACTGCGATAGCCGTTCTTCGTATAAAGCTACCAAATTTCACAGTAACAGGTAAGATTTAACGCATGGAAACATCAGTAACCCGATACGATTTTGCGCCCATAACGGGAAGCGAGATCACACCGGAGGGTTATCTCCGAGTGTGGTCCCGCGCCGCCCGTGTAGGTACACAACTCTATTGTCGTGCTGATGGTTCCCAGGTCCGCGAGTACCGACCTCCTGAAGAGGTCAGTAACCCGGATTCTTTATCTACGTTCGGGATGAAACCCGCAACGTGGGGTCACCCTCCTGTTCTTCTCGATTCTCTAAACACTAAGAAGTTCCAAGTTGGCTATTCCGGTAGTCAAGTTAGGTACAACGATGGTTTTGTAGAAGTTGCGCTCCTTGTCACAGACGACGAAGCAATTGAAAAGATCAAGAGAAAGGATGCCAGCCAGGTATCTGCCGGTTACAAGGTCGATTTCGACCCGACCCCCGGGGTTACTCCCGAGGGCGAAGAGTACGCCGGCGTTCAGCGCAACATCCGTGTGAACCACATCGCCATCGTCCCCCGCGGCCGGGCTGGCCCGGAGGTTCGACTCTTGCTTGATCGTATGGATACAGCTGATGCTGTAGCCAACCCCACCGAGCAAGAAATGGCGCCCCAGTCCAGTTCAACTGCATCTCCCGTTATGGCAACCGTCAAACTCGACGGCCTGGAGATCGATTTGCCCGCAGAAACAGCTAGTGCGGTCCAGTCCTACTCCCGGGACATGGGGCGCCAGCTGGAGGCTTTCGCCACCGAGCGCGATGAGCTTTCCAACAAGCTTGATTCTCTGCAGGCCGACTTCGATTCTCTGGCTCTCGAAAAAGAAGCCGCCGAAGGTCGTGCCGACGCTCTTGAAGAAGAGCTCGCGTCTTCCGACACCCCGCGCATCGATACCACCGAGCTCGACCAGCTCGTCGCGGCGCGCCTGGATACCCTGCAGCGTCTGGCTCCCGCTTTTGCCGAGGACTTCACGTTCGACGGCATCGACGACGCCACGCTCTACACCCAGGCTTACGAGAACCTGACCGGTTCCGCACCTCGCGAAGACGCCGAGCCCGCCTACATCCAAGGCGTGGTCGAAGGCATCCTCGCTGCTCACGTTGATTCCGCAGAGGAACACGACGAAGAGGAAGAGGACTACGAGAGCGAAACCATCAATCAGGACTCCGCTGACCGCGAAGACAGCACCAACGTTCTTCGTAACGCACTGAAAGGTGCCGGTCGCGGTGCCGCCGACCCTGTTTCTGCCTACCGGGCCAAGCAGGTTGAGGCTTGGAAACGTCCCCTCACCGCCACCAAGTAAGGAGTCCCTTCAATGGCCGTAACTTTCACCCCTACCACTGTCACCAGTCCTTCTGGTGCACAAGGCAGCTATCCGCTCGAACTGACCGCTGGTCACGAAGGCATGATTGCTGATCTGCAGGCCTATGTGTCTCGCAGCTACTACAACCAGTCCGGTGCCGCTATTCCTTTCGGCTCCCTGGTTGCCACCGATAACACCCCCACCTCGAACGATCCGTTCGCGGTCGCCCTGGCCACCAGCGGCACTGGCGTTGTGGGCCTTGCCATCGACGGCATGACCTTCGAGGGCGTCAGCGGTTCTTCCGCCTACACCCCCAACCCCACCAACATCATCGCTGACGGTTCCTCCCGTGTTGGCTACCCCGACACTCAGACCGTCAACGTGCTGTCCAAGGGTGTTGTTTGGGTGTACAGCACCGCTGCCATCGCGCTCGGTGATGCCGTGCGTTTCTTCGGTGTTGACCATTCCGGCACTGTGGATGGCGCCTACGTAGGCCGCTTTACTGACACCGCCGTAGCTAACAAGACCTTCGCTCTCGCGAGCGGAGCTCGTTGGCTATCTGAAACCAGTAGCGCAGGTCTGGTACTCCTGGAGATCGACATCCCCGGGGTAACTTTCACCGCCGACACTTGATCACGGAGCCCCTCCAATGACTTCAGAAATCCGTAATGACGAGGTCGGTCTCTTTCTCGCCCGCGAACTGGAAACCATCCTGGCTCGCACCTTCGAGGTTGAGTACGCCGACATCAAATACAGCGCGATCATCCCCGTCTCATCCGAGGTGGGCAATGGCGCTGATTCCTACACCTATCGCGTCTTCGACAAGCAAGGCTCGATGAAGGTGATTGGCGACAAGGCCAAGGATCTGCCTCGGGCAGACGTGCTCCGTAAGGAGGTCACGCACCCGATCCGCTCCCTGGGTGGTTCTTTCGCCTACACCGTGCAGGAAACCCGCGCCGCCGCCATGGTGCCGGGCATGAACCTCGAGCAACGCCGCGCCAACGCTGTGCGCCGCGCTTACGAGGAGAAAGTGCAAGAGATCGCCTATTTCGGCGAGGTTCCTTCAGGCATGAAGGGCTTCTTCAACAACGATCAGGTGGACAAGCTGGTGCCGGACCATTGGTTCGACACTTCTGACATCACCACCGATGAGATGCTGCAGCTGCTCAACGAGGCTCCTACTCGTCTTGTGCAGAACAGCAACATGAAGGAGATGCCCAACACGATGTTGGTGCCCTACGACGTCTATCGCGTCATCTCCACAACCCCACGCAGCACCACCTCCGACACCACGGTGATGGAGTTCTTCCTGCGTACTAACCCAATGATCACCGCCATCGAGCCCATCAACGAGCTCGAGGCTTCCAAGTCTGGCGGCTTCTTGTCCAAGGACCGGATCATCTGCTACGACCGCAGCCCCGACAAGCTGCAGCTGCACATTCCGCAGCCTCTCGAGTTCTTCCCCCCTGTGCGGCAGGAGCTTGAGTTCACCGTGGCAGCTCATGCTCGCACCGGCGGCATGTCCCTCTACTACCCCAAGAGCGCACTTGTGCTCGAAAAGGCCTGATAAAGGTCTGCAAGCTCATGCTTGCTTTTTGGCTCTCTCACCTCTGTAGTAATGATTCTCGTTTACCGACCTGAACTCGAAAGTCCTCCGATGGACAAAGAGTGCACGATTGGCTTCTCTTTCATTGAAGAGAAGGGACAGCCATCTAACATCAAGGTCACGTCTGGAGTCAATCGCGATTTCCCCGAAGCTATTTGGGAGAAAATCAAGAACTACGATTACGTCAAGTCCCTGCTCAAACTCGGTGCACTCCGCATCGAGGAAGAGGAGAAAGCTGTGGTTGCTGAAGCTTCCCCATCTGAAACGGACTCCCTTGCCGATATGCCTGTAACTCAGGCCATGAGTCTTGTGGAGAACAGCTTCGACGTCACCCAGCTTCGCCGCTGGGAGGGAGGTGAGCAACGCATCCGCGTCATCAACGCGATTAACAAGCGCGTCGCGGCCATTTCGGAAGGCAAGGGCTGATGACTGTCCCCACCTCAAGCGATTTCCTGGCTCGGTTCCCCGAGTTCGGTGAGCTCACTCTCACCATTGTCGCGGGAGCGATCGCAGAGGCGGGGCGTGCCACCCCAGAAACTCAATGGGGCGAAGTCCACACCGAGGCTGTCAGCTATCTGGCAGCCCATAGCCTCTCCACCCGGGTGATGCAAGTCGGCCTTCAGGTCGGCAGTCAATCAGGACAACCTTTCGGCACCGGTTTCAAAGCCAGTCTTTATGGACAGGAGTATGAACGGCTGAAAGACACATTGCCTTTATCTGGCTTCGCGCTGTAGCTATGGCTATTTCCGCCACCACTATTGCCAACTACGCCCCTTGGGGGAATGCTCAGCTGGCTTTCGAGGTCGGTGGAACCCAGATCAGCGTGGATCCAGCTACCGGAAACACGATTCAAACGTCTGAGACTGTCGAATACCTGGCAGCTTTAAACCTTGAAGCCCCTTCTTGGAATGGGCAGTCAGGTGCTGACAACTCTAGTTACAACTGCAGTGGTCGGTTACTAAATCCTGCGCGTTTAGACACGCGGATTACCAATGGCAGTCAAGCTGAAGCCGTCATTAACGGTTATCACGGCCGTTTTGAGCTCGTTTTTGAGCTCAATATGGACAACGCTGCTTATCAGGACATTCGGCAATCTATTCAAGGCACATTTCGTGTAAT